TGATGCTTTGCATTGAAAAGACCAGTCTTCATGTCTGTGCTCCTTACTGTGTTCACAGTATATAGCACAGAGGATTTATTGTCAAATCATAAAACTTTAAAATCGTAGAATCTGTGGAACTGCAAATCACTATCGTAGAACTTGAGTTTTCCTTCTACCTCTATATCAGAGTTAGTGATAGTTTTTTCCCAAATCGATAGTAAGAAATTCTTACTATCGATTTCAGTCATATAGGCATCGTTTCTTAAATCCTTAAACCAATATTCGCAAATACTTTTACTTTTATGCTTTTTGACAACTTTATCCACATAAGTTAATTTAACTTTAACCTTAATGCCGGATAAATCATTGCAAGTTTTATTCAATGATTCTGTTACCTTCAATACCTGTAAATCTTCATGATATAGTTTAGGCAAACTAGTAATCATCGGGAGGTCATCTCGCAATACCTTCTTTCTTTCAGAAAATAGGTATTTTTGTAGGTCTTCTTTGAATTTGCTTAGACGCTTTCCCTTCAGTTTATTGATGACAAATTTATTTTTGTAATATTGTTCAATAAGTAAAGCTAAAGCAAAATCATCAGGCATCAAGGTAGATTCTAAGATAGTTTCATCCATGAAAAATGTATTATTATGACGAAATGCTGAACACGATAAAACCAACGTATCTACACTACTTTCAAAGAAAGTATCAGGTTTTTTCTGTTCAACATAATTATCAATGGAACTATTGAAAATACTAATCGTGTTTAAATTCATTGTTGCCTCATATAGTTATATCTTCAAGACCAGCAGTTCGTAGTCTTGTGATATGACCTAACATAAAATTTTTGCTTTCTAATCCTTTAAGTAAACCCAAATACTTATTACGTATTAGTGCTACTTCATTTATCAAGATTTCAAAATCTATAACTTCATCTTCACCATCTGCATATTTTTCTGCATCACGGCTTGATAATTCACGATTATACGCCTCAAGAAATTTTTGAAAATGTTTTCGGCGAATCTTTTTAAGTTGAATATTGAGGTAATTTAAAACAGCTTCAATTTCTTGAAGCTGGTTAAAACGTTCTTCAGTGATACCAGGTAGATTGGCAATATTTTTTTCAATCTTGCCATATATACCTACCTCTTTTCTAGCTTGTTCTAGTTCTTTTTCATAATGCGATATAAAGTCTGGGATAACGGATAGATTTTCCGAAACTTTTGTATGCCAATTCATGCATCACCATTCTTCGTCTTCTTCATCATCTGATTCATCATTTTCAATATCAGTAAAATCTTCATCTTGTAAATAGTCTTTCAATGCAGTTAGTACTACTTTGTCCTTAAAAGATTCTTTGATATCATCGGCATCATAACCATAATCAATAAAAAGACTTATCATATTTTCTGCTACTTCTTTTGTATCGTTTTGGTTAAGATGAGACTTTACTAAATCCCAAAGTTCGTTAGCAATCATCAAACTCATTCTGTTGTCTCCTCAAATGTAGTATTTACATTTGCATCCAATTTTTTAAATGCTAACATTACTTTGTCTAGGCAACCATCTTCGTTCTTTTCCCATGCCTTGCGAAACTTTTTGATAATTGTACCATCTGGAAACACAGCCTTAAGACTATTGCCATCCTTTTGCAGGATGCTTTTTCCTTCAAACATATCAACAAGTCCGCTATGAGGATTCATACCAGTTTCATATGGAATTTTGATTTGTACACTTTCAAATGGCTTTGCGTATCGTGTTTTCATGATCTTACATGCACTACGAATACCACGTACTTCTGTAATCTTATTGCCTTCTTCATCTTCCTTTAGCTTCAACTTACGCATTGCTACCACAATAGAACTTGCGTAAATAAAACCTTGACCTCCGCTGATCTTATCATCAGGATCAAACATGTCTTGGCTTGCGTAGGTATGATTAGTAGCAACCAAACCAATATTTAGATCACCAAACATGTTGACGCAATTGCGAACCAATGCAGTTAGTGCCTTAGGCTTTCTACCCATATCACCCTTCAGATCACCACTTTCAAACTGATTTACATCAGTGGGTGTCAACAGCATACCTAGACTGTCCAACACAAACAATACCTTTGGACGTTCGGCTTCTGGGATTACCTTATATTCTTTGACAAATTCACTGATAAGTTTAGCCACGTCATCAATCATTGCCATATTAATCTTCAGCAATTTATTTTCTGATGTATCAACATCAAGATTGCGTAGCCACTGTTCATCAAGTGCGTTTTCACTGTCAATAAGAATTACATAGATTCCTTGTTCTTGTGCGTTTCTAATTAGATTACCAGAACAGATAAAACTTTTTCCTGATCCTGATTCACCTGCAAAGACAGTAACCTTGCCAAGAGGGATGCCCTTATTGTAATCACCTGAGATTAGATAATTTAGTGCATGATTACCAGTTGAAATCCAATCAGTTGGATCGTTGAATCCAAGGCTAATGCCATCGATAGATTTAGTTATTGATTTACGAAATTTTGATAGGTCAAAGGGCTTTGTCATTTATTCTCCATTCATTTAATTCCTGTATGATAAAAGTTTAAAACTTGTTTATCAAGATATTCTGGACAGGTATCTGCAATACGTTCAAGTTCATGTTCACTTGGATAATGACGTAATGCACCACGAGCCCTTTCACGTACAATACTAGGGACCCTAGGTGTTTTACCTGGATCGCATAATTCTTCCAATAGTTTTCGTCCCTGTTTTAAGGAACGAAACCTTTCATTTGGTAATGTCATAATTTACTCCTTAAATATTAAGTAAAGGGAGAATGTTCTCCCTTTAATCATTTAAGCAACTTTTGTTTGTCTAGCTTTGATCATTGCAAGAATATCACTTGCCTTGTCGCTAGAAACAGTTGCACTTGGAACCTTTACTGGTTGTTTAGAAACAACTGGTTCCTGTACAGGAGTGTCTTCGTCTTCATCTGCTACTTGTTTGTTCTGAGGAACATTTGATGTTGATGAATTAGAAGCACTTGGGCTATTAACGCCAAATGGACGATAGTAATTACCCCAACGATTTGGGTCATATTGTTCACCGTTTACCGATGCATCAAACATTTCCTTGATGATTGCAAGTTCTGATTGAGTTGGCTTCTTAGGAAGAAGATCGGTTAGATTGTAAAGTCCTTGTGTTTCAATAGCCTGACGTTCTGCATCTGTAAGAGCAGATTCACGCCTTGCCCAACTGCTAGTACCATAATCAGCATAGCCACCCTTTGAAGTCTTCTTGATATGAAAATCAAGACCACGTTCATAATGAGTTGGCAGTTCTAGAATTTCTGGATCTACTAGACCTGACTTAATGATAGTGATAAGTTGAGGGCTGATGATAAACTTACGAATCGTGTTTGCAGGACTCTTATCATCTTGTAGAGGATTTTGATGTACAAATCCCTGAAAGAGATAACTACGCTTTTTCCAATACTTGTTTGCCATTTCCTTAAGTGATTCATCTTTGTACCAAGGACGAACTTCAGCTAGAATTGGGCATGATTCTCCGTACATCTCCATACATGGAACTGTAACTTCAACACGCTTCATTTCGGGTTGACCCTTGACTCCGTTGAATGGAAGTTTGATTAGCGCACGTTCTACCCAGAAAAATTCATTCTTTTCGTTTCCGTCTTGTAGGAATCTTAGTGAGGCAGTTGTACCTTCGGGGATATTCCAATGTAGATAAATTGCATTATCTGACTCACGATTGGAATTTTGTTGTGATTTGTTTTCTTGTTGAGCGATTCTTGCTCGTAGTTCGGCTAAGCTTGGCATCTTGTTTTACTCCTTAAAAAAAATGAGATGGTCTCTGTTGAATATAGTCGTCACAAGCCACTGTGACTAACTTCTCGTAAGTATTACATACTTACTGCGAGAAATCAATGTATTTATCATGGATATGGTAAACCGCACATTTTTGTGCGGTTTTTTATGAGTTTATTTACCCATTAATTTTTTGAGTGCATCAAGGTCTTCTTGACCTTCCTTTACGTCCTGAGACATTTGAGACATTTTTTGCTTAAGTGATTGAATCTTTCGTTGATATTGTTTGGATTTTTCAGCATCGCCTGCACGGTTTGCAGCCAATGCTAATTCTTCAAATTTTGAAATTTGTTTTTTTATATCAGTTTTAGATAAGTCTTCATTCACTTTGGGTTTTGGTAAAATATTTTGACGACCGGATTTATGATAAAAATATGCT